GGATGTGCAGAGCGTAGCCATGGAGATGGTGACGTGAAGAAGCTGGCCCTCCTCCTCGCCCTGCTGCCGGGGGTGGCGTGGGCCAACTGCGGACCCGCACAGGGGGTGGCGCGCTATCTCCTTGACAACTTCGGGGAGGTGCCTCAGGTTACCTTCCAGGCCCCCGAGATCACCTACACCTTCTATGCCGGTACCAAGAGTTGGACGCTGGTGGGTGTGAAGGGCGACGTGGCCTGCATCGTCACCGAAGGAAAGGCTTGGAAATTCAATGGCACACTTTAATCAATCGTGGGATCTGCCCCCGCTCGTTGGCTCCTGCTATATGTATGGACCGCTGAAAGACGACCCCACCCTCAAGGAAGTGAAGGAGCTTCTCCTCAAGATCCTTGAGAAGCTAGAGCGTCATGAAGGCGGGTGACCTCTACTATATCGAGTGGGTGGACGCTGCGACGCTGGGCGGCCATGAGTGGCGGGAGAAGAAGGAGATCGACTCTCTCGCCGCCCCCCACATTCGCACCGTGGGCTGGGTCCACAAGGTGACGGATACCAGCGTCCTCATCGTCAGTACCATGGACCTCCATGATACCAACGATCCCAGCTACTGGGGGGAGATGATGATTCCCCTTGGGTGCATCACCAAGAAGAGGAAGCTGCGATGACCATCACGCGCGCCAACATCCCCGCCCAGATTTCGAGGCCGCCCATGAAGAAGAAGATGGCGCAGGGCAAGCCCAAGAACGTGGGCAAGCTGGCCAAGAAGATGCTGAAGGAGATCAAGCGTGGCTGACATCGTGGACTTCAGGGCAAAGCACATACCCGAGGGGATGCGCCCCGCCAAGGAGGGGGACACCGGCATGCCGGAGATTACCCAGGCCCTCGCGGAGTTGCAGAAGCTGGTGGCCGAGGGGAACCTGGAGGGATTCGTGGTGGTGGGGATGACGAAGGACAACGATTCCTTTGGGACCATCGCCGGCCTCATCTCCCCCGTGCAGATGGCGGGGATACTGGAATCGGTGAAACTCCAGCTTCTCCTGGGTTAGTTGCCTTCGAGGTCCCGCAGGTGTTCTGCGATAACCTCTAGAAGCTGCACGATGTCCTCCAGGTGGGTGGGCTCCGCAGTGTTGTCCTGCAGCCACTCGTCGAGGATCTCCAGCATTTCATTCAGCGCCATTGTATCTCTCCATACTCGAAGGGTTTGAGGGTAAGGATGTCCCACGGGTCGAGGGAGAAGGGCTCCCCGTCGTCGAGGTTCTTGTAGATCTGGCAGTAGGAGAGGCTACGCCCGGCGAAGATGTGCTGGAGGGCAACCCCGTAGACTTCGCGTAGCTTCTTCTCCACGTTGCGCTTCTGGGTGAGCTTCACCTCCACCACCACGACGGGACCCTTGGGGGGCACGACGATGATGTCGGGCTGGCACACCGACTTGTCCCAGTAGATCCATTGGCCGTGGATGATGAAGGTGTCGAGGTTGCCTCCCTCCGCCAGGTGGCGCACCACCTTCTTCTCGTAGAGGATGCCCTTGCGCTGGATGCGCGTAGGCTTGTCCTTGGGGAGGTAGAGGGGCCTATGCCCCAGATGCGGAGAGGACATCCAACACGGCTCCCACGATCTCTACGGGGTTACCCTCCTTGTCGCGCAGCGCTGCTTCGCGCATCACGGAGAGAGGCACCCCATGCTGGAGGGCGAGGGATACGAGGGTGGCGGCGGTGCAGCAAATGGCATATAGGTCCGTGCCCGCCCGGGGCCCCGAGATGAAGACCTCCCACACCTTCCCGCCGAGGGTGGAGTAGGAGAGGTGGTAGCGCTCCCCGTTGAAGAGGAGTTCCTCAACGGTGCTTTCGCGCCGGTTGGGCAAACGGAAACGTGAACTGGAGAGTGCTGCGGATGACATAGACGGTACCTTCCTTTTCGACCCAGACCTTGACTTCGTGGCCGCGCTTCCTCCAGTACGCCCGGATGGAAGAGGCTAGCCGCTCACTGTGGAATTTGCTGCCGAGGTAGTCAGGCCAGTCCATCCGGGTTGTCCTTCTTGCGCTTGCCCCAGTTCATCCCTGTTTGGGATTCCCACGGGATCGTCATCTCCCGAATGTTACCCCATATGTCCTTTACCTGCAAGGGAAATGTCAGCGCCTCCACGATGCGGGGCACCAGGGTGTCCTTGAGGTGCAGGGGGATCTGGCCGAAGGCAGCATCGTGGATGTTGTTGAGGATCTGCACCTCCGGGAGGGTTTGGCGGATGGCGAGGAGGCCCCGCGCGGTCATGTCCCCCACGGTACTCTGGGGCACGTAGGCGATGGCCGCCCTTATGGTGGTGTCGTCGCGGGGGTTCTCCCAGAAGTTGCGCCGCCGACCAAAGGGGGTGACTAGGTGGCGCTCCGTCTGCACCTGCTGGGCCACCCAGACCTGCCACTTCTTGAGGTTGGGGAAGGTGCGGAAGTACTTGGATTGGAACTCCTCGATGAGCTTGGTCTCCACCTTGAGGACGCGCGCGATGGTGTAGGCGCTGCCCCCGTAATTGCTGTTGCCAGTGACCATGATCTTGTTGTTGCGCCGCACCAGGAAGTAGGAGGTGGGCACGGTGAGGCAGTGCACTGGCGTCCCCTCAGTGGGGATCTTGGTGACCTTCAGGTGGGACGCGCGACTCAAGGTGCGCCGGTTGAGATTGGCCTTGTGGACGATGCTGCCAAAGCCACTGAGGGTGGTTCCCTGGTAGGTGGTTCCCTTCCCGCACAGGGCGGCGATGGTCTGGTACCAATCGATGGTTTCCTTGCGGACGCTATGGAAGCTGACATGGGTCTTGCCCACGTGGGAGTCCCAGTGGCGGGTCTCATCGAGCCATGCCTCAAGGGCTGCACGGGACCACCCCAAGAGGTAGGGGCCGGGCAGCTTGAAGCCATCGGGGTTGAATACCTTGCGGGAGATGGTGCAGGACTTTGCGCCCTTGCTATCCGTCACCCAGTTTTGGGGGCCGAAGAGGAAGTCAACCCGCTTGATCTTGCGCGGCTTCTTGAGGTGGAAGCGGAGGTTGCCCGAGGTGCTGCTGCCATCGGCTTGCAGGGCGGCAATGCGCCTTGCCTCAAGGGGGGTGACGGTCTGCTGGCCCCCGACATAGTGGCCGACCACGGGCAGGCGAGCAGAGGAAGGGAGGGCTTCGGCTGGTGCCACCTTGAACTTGTTGTCGGTGGTGTAGGGCATCCGGTGATCGTGGGTGGCAAGGAGGGAATAGGCCGTGCCCTCGAACTGATGGAGGGTTCCCTCGTAGAGGAAGCTGGTCACCCCCAAGGTGGGCTGGAAGGAGATGGATCCATCGGTGTCCCAGCAGGCGACGCGCATCCCCACATTGATGGTGTTGATGGGTTGCCACCCAGAGGGGGTCAGGACCTCGTGGTCGGAGGTGAGGCACCCATGGGCCGCCCTCTTGGCAATGTCGCGGTAGGACATCTCGCGGTAATATTTGCGGTCGGCCAACTCACGGCGGGGCTCGAAGCCGAAGACCATGGCGGCCACCATCGTGTGTACGTCCCCCGACTCGATGGCCTTGATGTAGTTCTCGTCCCCCGCCACGTAACCGACGACGCGAGCCTCTGCCCCCTGCTGGTCGCAGTTGAAGAAGATGTGGCCGGGGTCGGGGATGAAGATGCGGCGGATGTAGTCGTCGATGTTCTGGAGGTTGGAGCCCATCCCAAAGGGATGCTCGCTGCTGGACCAGCGCCCGGTGTCGGTGCCGGCGATGTTGAAGTTTGCATGCCAGCGCCCCGAGGGAGAGAGCTTCTTGGTGAGGGTCTCCACCGTCTTTTCGAGGTCGCGCATCTTCAGGAGGTGGGAGGTGACGGGCATGGCCCGCGAGTACTCCCGGTGCAGGCGCTCCAAGGCGTCGCGGTCGGTGGATACTTTCTTCTCGCCCTTCTTGGAAACGATAACCTGGGGGAGGAAGAGGCGGGTATAGAGGAGATCTTGTAGCTGCAGGTAGCTGCGGGGATTGAAGGTCTTGCCCCACACCCCGGTGCAGAGGGCGTCGAAGTTCTGCTCGATGCGATCAAGGCGACCCTGGAGGTGGGCCACCATGCCGTCGCGCTTCTCGGTGTCGACGAGGATGCCCCGCTCCATCATTTCGAGGACGAGGGGGAGGAGGGAGCGCTCGAACTCGTAGGTGGGGGAGTGGGGCAGGGCGGCATCGACCTCCATGGTCATTAGGCCGTCGAGCCCATTATAGACCATTTGCTGGAGGGCAAGGTCCATTGAGGGCAGGTTGTCCGTCTCGATGATACGCAAGGTCGAACTCCAATGCGTGTGAGAGTTGGATGAGGAGGGCGAGGGCGTGGCTGCGCGCAAGGGGAATGCGGGTGAGGTTGCCGTCCACCACCACGTTGGCCGTCATGCCCTCCGAGGTGGAGGTGACGAAGAGGAGGGACGACGGCTTGTACTCAATCATAGATGATCTTGCGGTTGATGGTGCGGCCCTCGTCCATCATGCGCTGGACGGCGCGGCGGAAGTAGTCGTAGTCGATTCCCAGGATGGCGCACATCCCCTTTAGCTCGGTGGGCTTGGAGGAGAAGATGATGTCGCGGGCCGACTTGCGATCCCGTGGCTTGGCATTGGGGTTGGTGGCGTCGTCCACGGCTTGCACGATGACGGCCAGCAACAGTTTCTTCTCGGGGGTGAGGGTCCGGTCGGTATCTTCGTGGGCAAGGTTGTACGCGAAGGAGTCGAAGTCTGGATGGAGGAGGGAGTTGACGCGCTGCTTACTCATCCTTCTTGTTCCTGTCCTTTACCTTTCCGACGCGCATCAGCTTCCATGATTTCTCGTTGCAGTAGATGCTGCCCAGGAACCCGAGGGACTTGAGCCACTCGATCTCGTTGGAGTGGGACTTCAGCATCGTATCCTCTACGGGATATCGGATCTTCATACCCATCTCGATGAGATAGGTCAAGTCATACACGGCGTTGTGCGCCACTTTGCGCAGGGGGGAAGCCATCAGCTTCTGGACCCGCAGCCACATGGCCACTTCGGTTTCGAGATCCCAGAAGGATTCGGGGAACCAGATGGGCAGGACGTACACCTTGGTGGGCGAGGGGGCAAAGCAGATCATGGTGATCTGGCCCCGCGAGGTCTCGATGTCGAAGGCGAACTGTCCCTCCTTGAAGATATCCGCAACCGCTGCATCCATGTCGGCCACGCTCTCCACGATGTGGATGCGTCGGCGGGGGAAGGTGCTGCGGGGCTTGAGGGATTCCTGCCACGCCTTGCGCATATCCATGGCCACCACGGGCAGGAGGCCCTGCTGCTTGACGATGGCGCGGGGGTTGTGCGTGGGGATGACGCGGATGCCGTTGTCGTAGTAGAGGATGTTGCCCCGGTGGTCCGAGAGGTTCTCCCCCGTCAGGCACCACAAGGAGAAGTCACCCATGGCGAGGATAAGGTTGTGGCCCTTGGCCACCTCGCGCGCCTTCTGGTAGTGGGGGAGATACTTGCCCTTGAGGATGCCGGCTTTGTGGCGCGGGTTGCCGGCGTCATCCAGGGGGCAATCCTTCTTCTTGTGGAAGAAGTTGTTGGGATTGCCGTAGGGGGCAAGGTCGGGGAAGACTGTATGGATTTCGTGGGGGCCGAGGTCGGCATAGCGCGCGGCCATCTCGAAGAGGGCGGCGGGGTACCCGGAGAGGGGCTTGCCCTCCTTGAGATCCTGGATGCTGGGATAGTCGAGGAGGACAAGCATGGTATCTCCGGGGAATTGAGGTGGCGGTGGGCAGTACCCCCTAAACGCGAAGCTACGGTGTAAAGTACTGCCTTGCTGCTCTTGGACGCCGCCACTCGCCCTCAACTACACACCGCAGCTATGGTGGGAGAGGGGTGGTGGTGGAGACAGGTGCATCACGGCCCTGAGGTGCAGGGATGCGTGTGTCTCCTTGAGGGCGCCACCACACGCCCTTCGGGGTAGCCTCAGGTACCCCGATTACGCCGCCGCGAAGTCCACGACGTTGGTGTAGTCCTTGCCGTTGGACCCCTTGGTGGTGGCGTACACGATCACGGCTTCGAGGCCCACCATGTTCTCGAACTGCTCCTTCCACGCCACGCCGTCAGCGAGGGACGGATAGAGCTTCTTGAGGTTGCGCTTGGTGTACTTCTTGGCGGCGGGGGTGAAGTACATGCGGCCAGTGCGCAGCGGGCGGTTGAGTTCCACGCCGGTCATGTCCTGGCCGGAGAGGGCATCGCGCACCTTGAATTCGAGGACGACGTAGGGCTTGTCCTCGGCGGCGTCAATCTGGTAGCCCGAGACGTAGGCCAGGTACTTGCCCGGCGGGATGTCGCGGATGTCCTCGATGTCGCCGGGGGTCGTGTTCCAAAAGTCCATTTTCGATTCTCCTTTACGATTCGATCTGCTTGAAGATGGCACCCAGATCGAATGGTGCCTCTGCCTGCACCCGGTGGGGTGCGCTGCATTTCAGGTAACCCATATCACGAGTGGTCTGCGTGTGCAAGACCGGCTTTCCATCTTTTCGCGAGGCGAGCCACACGTTGTTCATGTAGCGCGCGACGACGTTGGGAAGCTGCTGCCCCAAGAAGGAGGGGAAGGCGCGCATGAGACCGCCGGTCTTCTTGTTCTCGATGAGGCGGATGTGGGCGATGAGGATGAGGTGGAAGTTGTAGCGGTCGCTGGTGAGGCGCGCAACCTGGTTCTCGAAGCGCTTGTTCATCACGCCCCACATCGACTGGTCGAAGCCCGCCTTGTCGTCGGAGATGCCGTTCTCCTTGAGGACCTGCGACATGCAGGTATCGTTCCAGAAGGTGGCGCTGTCGACGACGAGCACGGTGTTGCTATCCCACGTGGTGAGATCACCGAGGTCCTCCTCAGGAAGCTTCCACTGGGTGGTAAGGGCAATGGACTTCTTCCACGAGTCGGGGTCCTTGGCGGGGATGCTGTAGTAGGAGACGTTGCTACCCTTGCCCTCCTGCAGGTAGGCGTTGAGGATGGCGAGGTTGTTGTCGAGGTCGAGGATGCGGACCTTGTAGTCCTTGTTGGCCAAGGTGGCCATGAGTCCGGTCTTCCCTGCCCCGGGGTCACCTAGGAGGAGAAGCTTCACTCGCTTCTGGTTTGGGTGGTTGAGGAAGGATGGCATTTCTGGCTCCAATCTATTTCATAATCGTAGGCCCAAGAGGACGACCCATCCGGGAGGATGATGTCGTAGATGCTACCTAGCAGGTCGTAGCCGTGGGGGTCAACAACTTTTATGGGGGTCCCGGCGGGGTGCGGGCCGAGGGGGGTCTTCAGTTTGTAATCTGCTGCCATAGCCACACACCAGCGAGGATGGGGAGGACGAGGGAAGCGCCGAGGGAGACAACGATGAGGATGGCCGCCGCCCACGGAACGAGTTCGTCAATAGCTAGATACCACGCCCGCCTCGCGAAAGAGGTCACGTGAGAGGAAAGCTTCCGCGCCCCATCGCGAAGCAAACTCGGAAGACATTGGAGATGATACCACACGGCGGATTCCTTTCGAGATGACGGAGAGAGCGCAGTTGCAGCAGGGCGGGTGGGTGACGTAGAGGGTGGCACCTTGCGTGGGGAAGTGTGCGTTGTCAAGCACGTTGCGCTCGGCGTGGATGGTGTAGCGCAGCTTGATGTCCCGGTCGTTGAGGCGGGAGGCGGAGTCGAGTACGCCCCCAGGGAACCCATTGTACCCCAGGGCGACCTGCCGCTTGTCGGTGCCCACGAGGACTGCGCCCACCTTGGTGCTGGGGTCCTTGCTCCACGTGGAGATGTGGTGGGCAAGGGCGAGGAAGCGCTCATCCCACATTAGGCCACGCGCCACACCCGCAGGCCACGGACGCCGTTTTCTTCGACGGTGCGCACCGTGAAACTGGAGCCCAGCTTCTTGCGGCACCGATTGATGGAGTTGCTAAGGGTGGAGCGCACCTGGGTTGCTACGAAGAAGGAGTCGCCCACCTGCATGAGGTCAAGGGGGTACTTGATGGGGCGGCCCCGGCGCGGGGGGATGGGCAGGTTGTTCTGGATCTCGATCATGTCTCATTCCTTTCTATGCGGAGAGTGTATCCTGCTACCAGCAGGACAGAGTGGAAGTCAAGGAGGTTGGGTGTGCGATCCCCGCGTAGCCACTTGCGGAGGGTTTGACGGTGTATACCGGCGCGCTTGCAGGTGTCAAGCAGGAAGCCGGCGTCGTCGGCAAGGATGGCACCGAGTTGCTGGATGAGGGGATCAACGTCGGGGAAGACTCCCTTGTAGTTGGCCTTGGCTGCGGCGAACATGGCTTTCTCTTGGCGCACCCGCAGGGGCACCTGGTGTGTCATGTTACGTCCTTTCCTGCGAGGAGGTCGCGAGCCAGGGAGGGTGCATCCCAGAAGCCGTCACCCTCCACGATCTTCTGGAGACCGGCGCGGTAGCGGGCGATCTCATCTCGGAGGGCGTCGCCTTCAGCCAGTTCGCGATTTAGTCTTTCCAACTCCTCCACGCGGGCGCGGAGGCTATCAGTTAGAATTGTCGCAAGTCGAGCGCATTCCAAATGCTCCTCTTTAAGCCTTCTATTCTCGATTCGCAGCTTGCTCACGATGTCGCTCATGGCTTGGCCTCCTTCAGGGCAGCGAGCAGGGCTTTGAATTTCTCTCCCCAATACCAACTGCGCTCGTAAGCGAAAAAATCGTCTGCTGCTGCGCGGATGCGCTCCAGCACCTCCACGCGGGCGCGGAGGCGGGTGATCTCCCTCGCTGCGTCCAATTGAATTTCTGGTGAATCATAATAAGAGTACATCGTGTTTTCTGTTAAGAGACGCTCTACAATATCTTTCACAGCATTACTCCTTTCAGCGCAAGTCGAGCGGCACGAATGTGTTTTCGACGAATTCCTTCGGCGCAATCAACCTCGTCGTTCGTAGCTTCATCCCAGTCTACATCCTCTCGGATATTAGCAGCCATGACCACGCCGAGATCGTCTGGATAAAGCCACATATCTGCAAGAGGCTTTAGAGCCTTTTCCAAAGTTGCGATGCGAAACAGCATCTCATGCATTGCATCAGCAGCATCAGACGCTACAGTCATGTCTTCGTGTTCGCAGCGCGACATAGCGCGAAGCTGAGCAATCAGTTCAATAATATCATCGTTGGTCATGGCTTGGCCTCCTTGAGTGCGGCTCGCGCCGTGTATTCATTGGCAATATCCGACAGGTCATAGTAATTTCGAACAGCGGCAATTGCAGCACCTGCCTTCTTCACATGGGCTTGCCACAATTTGTATTCCACTCCTTTTGGAATGATGTGTCCAAAACCTATGCTGGTCTTGTCTGGGTCTAGTCCTTCTGCAACACAAATTGCGCGTGCTACTGCTTCAACAATGTCGCTCATGGCTTGGCCTCCAGCGCGGCGCGGGCTGCTGCCTCAATGTGCGGAGGAACATTGCTTCCACTCGCATGAGCGTGAATGTAGACCGCCAGCGGCCAGCGCAGCACATCGACAAGGGCGCGGAGCCGGGTGATCTCCTGCGCCATCTTCATCTCCGCTGCGGTCGGTCCTGCGTATCGTGCACACAGGAAATCAACTCCGAACTCCTTGTAGATGTCGCTCATGGCTTGGCCTCCTTAATGGCCGCGAAATATGCTGGACGCCAATCACCGTCCTGCGTGTTTTCCCATTCGGCGCCGCACCTTTCGCAGCGTCTGACGGATCGTCTAGACACATACGTCGTGTTGTCTGGCAGGGGCATTGGCACATCAATGGTCATCCGCCGCGCCGTCTTGTGGAGGCAGGAGAGGCAGAGCAATACTTTAGTCATGGCGCAGCATCTTCAAGCGCGTAGGTCGCTGTTTTCTGATGGTTATAGCAGTTAGTGCATTGAGCCGCCACGCTAGGGTGTGGCGTGGCTTGAATCCGTCGAAGCGCCCTTTCCAGCACCTCGACGCGGGCGCGCAGCCTCTCAACCTCAGCAGCGGCAATTGCAGCCTCTGCTTTCTCCCGCTGGGCTTCCCACAACTTGTATTCCACGCCTTTGGGAATTCGGTGACCAAAACCTATGCTGGTCTTGTCGGGGTCTATTCCCTCTGCAACGCAGAGTGCGCGTGCGACTGCTTCAACAATGTCGCTCATGGCTTGGCCTCCTCCTTGAACGCGCATCTGTCCACGCCATCCTTTTCCCTGCGATTGATCTGCCCACCGTTAGGCACAAATGGGGTCAAAATCGGCAAGAAGAATGCTGCGGGAAGCCGCAGGTCCATCTGGTTCTCTTTGAAGTACCGGCAGAGTCCATCACCACTTGGATGCAGCCTGCCGTTCTTCGTGCGCTCCCACTCCGCGTAGATGCAGCCGACGCAAGTTGATGGCTCGCTCATGGCTTGGCCTCCTTGTCGAGCCGAGCGATGAGCGCGTCGGCGAACATGACCGCGTCATACGCGCATCCATTGAAGGTTCCGCTTGAGCCGTCGTAGCTAGAGTTCGCGAGCTGCCCCGCGAGACACGCAGTCGCGATGCGCTCGCGTCGGTCGGCGCGGAGGCGCTCGATCTCGGCTCGCATCAACGCGATCTGCCGCCCCGCGATATCATATGCCTTCTGATTGTCGCTCATGGCTTGGCCTCCTTCAGCTTGGCGTGTATTGGGGTTGCGTTGAGTAACCGACCGCTGGCTGGATGGATGCGGTCGTTCAACGCTCCAACGAGTTCTTCAGGTGGGCGCGGCAACCTGACATCCCTCTCCAGCACCTCGATGCGGGCGCGGAGGCGCTGGTTGTCGGAGTGAAGCTCGCACACTTCGCGAGATAGCTTCTCAATGATTTCGTAAACGTCGCTCATGGCTTGGCCTCCTCTCGTGTAACGACCAGCTTGATGGTCGGGCGTTTCTCGCGATTTAGAACCGCATAGCCGGTGATGTGGCCGGTCTTCGCGCGATTGCCATGGGGAAAAACCACGCTGACGGTTGAGTCGGAGCCGTGATCCTTTATCAGAGAGGTGATCAAGGCTCGCAATTGACCAAGTTTCACGGCTTGGCCTCCTTCAGCGCGGCGCGCAGATTCTCCTCCAAATGCTCCCAGCCCTTTCCGGCTGGGTCATAGGTATCGGCATTCTCGTAGTCGATGAGTGCCTGTGCTGCTGCGCGTATGGTCTCCAACTCCTCCACGCGGGCGCGGAGGCGGGTGATCTCGTTCAGCAGAAACGCACGGTCTTCATGCGATTTCGGGCAGATCAGCGACGGGCCGTAGCGCCACCGCTCACCTAGTTCGTGCCTCTCGCGTATCTCGGCTAGCTTCTTGTCAACGTCGCTCATGGCTTGACCTCCTCGTGTAAGACATACTCGTCGGAGACCCAGGCTTCCTCAACCCAAATCCCGTCGAATTTCTTGTTATACTTGTTATCCTCAATTTCTTTTGCGCAGGACTCTGCCATCTCCCTATCAGCAAAGACCCTGTAAACATACGTCCGGGTTCTTCCTTCAGAGTAATCGCCTTCAACGAGAACTATCCAGACGACGTTCTTGGTCATGGCTTGGCCTCCTTCAGGGCGCGACCGCTACTCGCAAGAGTAGATCTGTTCCGACCGCCGCAGCGGCAGCCATCGCGGCACGGTCGTGAATGACTTGTCGCGGAACAGGACGCGGTTGGTCGGCTGGATGGTCAGGCGACCGCCATCGGTTCGCAAGAACATGAACTCCTTTGCCTGAGCCGGCGCGTGTGTGTAGGCGTCTCCTACCGGGATGGCCGTGAACAGGTATTCCGCGCCCAGCTCGGCGTCTGCCGCGCGCACAATCGCGCCGAGCCCGTCGAGGTAGTCGTAGGTGTGCAGGGAGAACTGCGAGTTGTAGCAGTCCCATTCCTGCGCGTCCTTGATCGTCCACGGATCGGGGTCGCTGCAGAACGCCAGCGCGTGAGGCGGAAGGTCTCGGTAGACCGCGCCGCACTCAAGCAGCACCGTGCAGCCCCATGCTCGACCAGGATGGCTGTGCAGGCCGAACCAGACCGCAGGTAACCATTCGTCGGCGCCGAAGCCGATGAAGGCACCGCAGACCGAAACGTATTGATGGCGTGGCAGGCTGCCGCTGGCGGTGAAGAGCGTCATGGCTTGGCCTCCAGCGCGGCGCGGGCTGCTGCCTCAATGTGCGGCGGCACGGAATTGCCTGTCTGGTGCGCGTGGATGTAGACCGCCAGCGGCCAGCGCAGCGAATCGACGCGGGCGCGGAGGCGCTCGATCTCCTGCGCCATCTTCATCTCCGCTGCGGTGGGGCCTTCGTTCTCGCTGCAACAGTCGCGGAGAACATCGACCCCGAACTCCTTGTAGATGTCGCTCATGGCTTGGCCTCCTTGTTCAGAACTTTGTCGATACGAGCCATCATTGTTGCTTGCTCCACGACTCCGCGCTCTGTCATTGGTCTCCAGTAGATGAGACCGTTGTGACGAGCGTCGATCAATGCATCCGTCAACTCCATGACGCGAAAGCGGAGGCAAAGAATCTCCTCCGCTGCGTCGGCAATGATGTGAGCATCCTCCTCGCTGTACATGCGGGCTGCTTGAGCGCAGTCCATTAGGGTTCTATTGCTCATGGCCCATCCTCCTCGCGCATGGCCCGCACCACTTCTAGGAGATCCTCTTTGTTGGCCACGCCAAACGAGAGCATGCGCTCCAGGTCCACGGAGTGGGCAAGCATCTTCTCGTTGTGGGCGCGGATGCGGATGATATCGTCGATGGCGTCATCGATATATTCGATCCTCATCTTCCGCATGGCTTGTAGCGTTCGGAATGTTCTGGTCATAGGCCGGCCTCCTCCTTGATGCGGTTGACGACTGGCCAGAGTTCCTCGTGGACGAGGTCGTGGATGATGTCCTCGGGGGACTTGTCATCGGCGAGGTGGAGTACCATCCGTTCCTGTGCCTCGTCAAGGATGGCTTCGCGCAGCGTCACCATGATGGCAAGGATCTCCTTCTTGGCTTTGGCCTGGGCCTTCTCGATGCGCTCGTAGCAATGGAGGGCGGAGCATTGCTCGCGGTGTGCGTCGGTCTCCCGACAGTACTGCTCGTAGCTATACTGGTTCATGGGGTTCCTCCTTGATGAGGTGGTAACCGGCAGCTTGGAGGGCAGCGAGAACAGCGGCGGTATCCTGCCGCCACCACCCTTTCTCCTCTTCGGAGAGAAGGTGCCATGGCTTGTGGGGGTATTCGTTGACTGCCCATATGGCAGCGATGACATCGAGGTGGTCCATCAGTCTTTCTCCCGTGAGATGGTAAGGAGTTTATCGCACTCCGCTTCTATGACACCTAGGAGGCGGGCTACGAGGCGGGCCTCACCCTCGCTGGCAAAAGAGAACTGGAGGGTGCCTTGTTGCAGGTGGCGATGCATGGTGAGAAGGTACTCCTCGACAGCGGTGGCCAAGGGCAGCGGGTCGAGGGGGGTTGTTGGCACAAGCAGCTTGTTGAAGTCAATCTTTTTCTTTCTTGCCACGTGGCTTTCTCCTCTTGTTTAGGATGGCGATGAGTTCTTCGACGACTTCATTTCGGAGGGCGGGGCTGCACTCCACCGAGACCACGACCATGAGTTGCTTGTGGCCCCGGAAGATGCTGCCGTCGATGTTTCGGAACGTGGTCTTCATAGCGTAGGTTCCTCATGAGGTTGGCGAGGGCGGCCTCCGGGTCAGAGGGGGGTCGGAGGTAGCGGATGGCGTAGACGGCTTCGTTGTTGCGTAGGGATACCGCTTCCAACTGGCGCTTGGCAACCATGTTCTGGATGCGGATGGCAACAGCGGGCCGGGCAATCCCCGTGAAGGTTGCTAGCTCGGTGGCAGTGAAGTCACTCCCCAGGGTCTGGATTGCCGCTACCACCCTGCGGGTCAAGCGCCCGCCATTGGGGGCACCAAGGAGCGGCTTCGCAGTATTCGGCGCAACGGACGTTGCTACCTTCACGCTTCTGGACATAGAGCTTTCCCTTGTCGTTCTGGTAGGAGATGAAAGCGGTGGCCGTCTCCTCGGAGTTGAAGAGTTTCACGGCGGACTTGCGCCCCTCCTTCATGACGGCGAAGGTCGTTGGCTTGTACCAGCGGTCCTCGGCGCTGCACTCGGGGTTGCTCTGGTGGTAGAGGATGCGCTGGGAGATGCGCTCCTCGGCTACGTCGTGGGTCCACACCGGGATGTCCACTACCTGCATGGGCAGGTTGGGGTAGGTAACGTCACGCACCGAGAGGAACTTGGCCCAATCGCGCAGCATGACGATGACCTGTATGGCCTTGACCTCCATGCCGTGGAGGCGCAGCAACCAAGCGTAGGTATTGAGTTGGTTCTCCCAATCGGGCTCCACCAGTTGCTTCTGGAAGCGAGAGACAGAGGTGACCTTGTAGTCCTGGAGGATCTGCTGGTCGACCAGCAGGCGGTCGAACTTGCCGCTGATGGTGACACCGTGGCGAGAGGCGAAGAGCCGCTTCTCCACGATGGCTTCCGTGTCGGCCTCCTCCAGCAGGCGGTGGAAGGCTGAACCCAAGAGGTTCATGAGGTAGTCGGAGGCGTCCCGCTGGATGTCCCCCGAGTGGGCCTTGGCTAGGCGCACCATCTGCGGGGGTTTCCAGAGGGAGGTCACCGAGATGTCGGCGTCCCCGATGTCATAGTCGTCCTTGGCGAGGGCGGATACGACGGGCTGGGGCAGGTTGAACTTGTTAGAAAGCGGGTTCATGCAGGTCTCCTTCATCATGGCGCTTCTTGAATTCGGCGGCGATGCGGTAGTGGCGGAAGGCTTCGTCGTACTTGCCTTCCCATTCGAGGTCAACCGCTTTCTGCTGGTGCTTCTGGTACAGGTGGTACGTCGTTTCCACGGGCTTTCCTATATCGTTCGAGGGTCGAGGTGAGTTTGCGGATCCACTCTTCGAGTTGCTCGGGGGTGAGATCCTCGGGGTCGATGGAAAAGAGGGCGCTCAATTTATGGTATCTCCTTGTTGGGGCAGGGTGAGGTAGCTGATGTATTGGAGGACGGCTGCGTTGTGGGCGGCGAAGAATTCCCCAAACTTGGAGGGGGGCACGATGCCGGCCATCTCGGCAGCCAGTATGCGAGCCAGCATATCCAAACGCCAAGTGGGATCAATGTTCTCGAACTTTTCCCAGATGTCGAGGGCACGGTTACGGAATTCGGATTCGGTCATGGCGGTTCTCCTCAGAAGTTCCATGCGAGGTTATGGCGAAGGGCAACATCCTTCATGTTCTCCAAGAGGCAATCCTCGAAGAGACCGGGGATGTGGTCACTCGAAATATCGTGAGCACGTTGCATATCTTCTGCTAGCTCCCGGCCCAATGTCACCACGGCTGGGATATCTCGGTTGACCAGATCTCCGACACCCCAAGCGCAGTTGGGATCGTCCATCTCCTCAAGGTAGAGGTGGTCGGGAATGATCCAACCGATGGCGCAGCGGGCATCGCCGGCCCGGTACTTGCAGCCATGCTCGTTCTTGCTGCGCTCGCCCTGTTCGAGGAGACGCTGGATGACGTAGTCGAAGATTTCCTGGGGGGTGTTGGGGATCATGGGTTTCTCCTTGGGAAGGTGGTCCCCCCACCACTGGGATGAGGGGACCTGGGTGATCAGAAGGGGATGGAGTCGTCGTACACTCCGGTGTCGAGGGGCTCGGGGTTGGCGACCTCCTTGACCACGGTGAGGCGGCAGACCCGGACCTTGGTGTTCTGGTAGTCGATGGGGACGGAGACCACGTCGGCGGGGTCCACCTGACAGAGCATGGTGCGCTGCCCACCGAAGCTTCGGAGGTACTCGAAAGAGCAGACGTGGAGGCCGGTGGAGCAGGTGCTTTCGGGGTCGTCGTCCACCTCGGAGCGGGGCATGGTGTGGGTGGTGCCCACCTTGTAGCAGTTGGTGCGGCTGGTGTGCACATCGTAGTAGGTGTCGGTGACCTTCTTGTAGAAGAGGAGGTCACCCTCGGGGGTGATGGCGATGTTGTTGGTGGCGACGAAGCGCCAGAGCTGGTTGCGGCTGCGCATCGAGGGGTTACGCAGCACCTTGTCGAGGAAGGACATGAGGGGGCCGATGTCGAAGCCCTTCTCCTTCATCGAGAGGATGTGCGGGACCATGACGTGGTCCACCTCGGTGCCGTTGCGCAGCAGCCGGTAATCCTCGATGACGAGGGAGCCATCGGCATACTCCTCGATGGTAGCCCGGGGGGTGATGTGCTCGATGGCAGCGTCCCACTCGCCCTGCCGGATGCACTGGAGGGCATCAGCGAAGCCCTGCATATCGGAGGTGGCGGTGTAGGTCTGGCCGTCACGGATGATGGTGACGGTATTGGTGGTGATGAGATGGGGATACATGACAGATCCTTTCACTTGATGAGGGAGATGATGCGGGTGAGAGCGGCAGCCTCTGACTCAGCCCACGACTTGGTATCCAGTAGGGTGAAGAGGGGGTTAGCCCGGATAACCTTTAGGTACTCCTTCTTGTAGTCGATGTTGCAGGAAGCCCAGCCAGAGCAGAAAGCCTGCACGTCGTAGTAATGGACAGGGTGGAAGTTGGCGGGCTTGGGTGGAGGGGGAGGGAGCAACCCGCTGGCAGCGAGGGCTACATACAGGGGCGTATCCCAACCGTCAACCTGTTGATAGCTGTTGTAGAGAGCGAGGGCTGGAGCCTCGGTGTCGAGGAAGACCTGGGCGGCAGCCTCCCACTCGGCGGCGGCATCCCTGAGGGTGTTGTACTTGCCCTTGAAGTCAGGGGGGATGAGAGCGATCTGGCCTCCGATGCGCCGGCACATCGCCATGTAGATGGCACGGGAGAGCCTGACACCGCGCCAGTAGGTAGCCTTGTCCACCACCGTCACCGGGAGGTAGTGGGTGCAGGGGGTGGGGGATACCACAAGGGTGCCCCGGTCGTTGA